TCGTATGAAGATTCAAGTTGAGAATAAATCCAAAGCGTTAGAAACCATTAAGGCAGAACGTCAACGTGCTATTCAAGAGCAACAGCAAGAGCAGACTAAAGTATTCAATCAATACTTGGAACAACAAAAACAACTGCTTGCTGATAAAGAGCCTGAGTATGTTGATCCTGTTAAAGGAGAAAGTTTACGCAAAGATATGACGAGTTATCTTAAAAAAGAAGGCTACTCAGATCAAGAGTTGAACATGATGGTAGATCATCGATCATTCGTGATTGCCAAGAAAGCGATGCTTTATGATAAGATGATGAACTCAAAAATCTCTGCGAAACAATCCAAAACAGTACCAAAGATGGTGCGTAGCGGAACAACAAAAACAGTCAACAAAGACAATCAACAGTCAAAGTCGTTAAAATCTCGCTTAAAACAAACAGGATCAATGAGAGATGCTGCTAATGTTTTAAAGCAATTCTTATAAACAACTAAATAAAGGAGACTAAAATGGCTGTACCTACAAATACAGTGTCCGCCCATAACAGAGTTGGTATAAGAGAAGATCTCGAAGATGTGATTTATTCAATCAGTCCTACTGAGACTCCTTTTATGACTAACATTGCTAAAGGAACTGCGGATCAAGTAAAACACGAATGGCAGAAAGATTCACTAGCTGCTGCATCAACATCTAACGCACAAGTCGAAGGTGACGATGTTGCATCTTTTGATTCAAGAGCTGCTACAACCAGAGTACAAAACTACTGTCAGATTTCAAGAAAGACAGTTGTTGTATCTGGAACAAACAGTGCTGTTAACTCAGCAGGTCGAAATGACGAACTAGCATACCAACTAGCAAAAATGGGTAAAGAGTTAAAGAGAGACATGGAGTCAATCTTAACTAACAACCAAGCTGCTTCTGCTGGTAACGCTTCAACTGCAAGAACTCTTGCTGGTTTACCTTCATGGTTAACTAACGCAGTCCGTTCTGCGGGTTCATCAACAGCTGGTGCTGATCCTACAGGTGATGGTTCTGATACTGCTACTGATGCTGATACACTTGTTGCTTTCTCAGAAGATAATCTGAAGGCAGTAATTCTTGAGTGTTATCAAGATGGTGGCGATCCAGATATGATTATGGTTGGCCCATTCAACAAACAGAAGTTCTCAGGCTTCACAGGTTCTGCTACTAAGTACAAGAACGTGGAAGATAGAACTATAGTAGCAACCGCTGACATTTACGTGTCAGATTTTGGTGAGTTAAGCGTAGTGCCTAACCGATTCCAAAGAGAAAGAGATGCTTTCGTTCTACAGAGCGATATGTTTGAGTGTGCGTTCTTACGCCCATTCCAAACTAAAGACTTAGCATCTTCTGGTGATAACGATAAGAGACTACTCTTAGCTGAGTACACTCTTGTTGCTAGAAACGCTGACTCTTCTGGACTTGTAGCTGACTGTACAACTTCATAAGTTATATAGTATAATCAAAGGGTAGGGGGATTTTCCCCCACCCTACTAAAAACAAAGGAGCAACAATGAAAGTATTTGATAAAGGTGCATCTTACACAAAAGGTTCGAAAAAATCTGCTGTAATGCAAGATGGCCCACACACTGGCGGTAAAGCCAAGATTAGCAAAAGAGATATGCCTAAAGCTAATAGAATGATGAAAACTAAAGGTAATCAAAAAGACGCTATTCAAGATATGATTAACAAAGCAATCAATGGCTAAAAAATTAAAACTATCCAATCCTGGTGATGTGATTGAAAGTAACTTCTATATTGATGAAGCTGCGGATAAATATTACATCGAGGATAAGATTGATGCAAAACCGATTATAGATCGTAATAAGGAATTACAAAAACACGACATCAACAAACATAAAGATTTTAAGTATGTCGCAAGTATTCCTTTAACAGTATTTTATAATATGCAAAAAACAGGGATTATCTCTAAGACAGGCAAAGTTCAAGATCGTGTAGCTTTTGCTCGTTTCTTAAATGATCCAGACAATAAATATTTAAAGGTAACAGATAAGAAAATCTAATGGCATTAACATCTTACAGTGAACTGAAAACAAGTATTGCAAACTATCTTAACAGAACAGACTTAACTGCTCCTATTGAAGATTTTATTACTTTAACAGAGTCTAAGTTAAATCGAGTATTAAGACTACGTGCAATGCAAAAAAGAGTTTCAACTGACACAACTACTGCTGATGCTTTTGTGGATTTGCCTAATGACTTTTTAGAAGCTGTCCAATTTTTTGTTGATAGTAATCCTAATCATGTTTTAGATTATGTGAATCCTACAGAAATTGAATTAAATAACTTACGAGATTCGAGTGGTAAACCTCAACAATATACAATTATGGGGAGTGAATTTAAATTAAACCCTATTCCTGATTCTGTTTATACGTTAAAGTTAACTTACTTTGGTAAGATACCTGCACTCTCTGATTCTAATACTACCAATTTTTTGCTCTCTAACTATCCACAAGTTTATTTATATGGTGCTCTAGTCGAAGCACAACCCTATATAATGAACGATGAGAGACTAACAACTTGGATTAGCCTTTATAATGAGGCTGTTCAACTAGTCATCCGAGATGACGAGCAAGGCAGATATTCTGGGCGTACTGCTTTTGCAATGAAAACAGACTCAGCAAACCCATAAGGAGAATAAACAATGTCCGCAGCAAGTGACTATTTAGAAAATAAAGTATTAGATCATTTCTTAGGAACTGCATCTACTTCTGCTCCAGCAACTGTTTATTTGGCTTTATTCACAACAGATCCTACTGATGCAGGAAGTGGTACAGAAGTTTCAACCTCTGGCACTGCTTACGCAAGACAAAGTATTGCTTTTAGTTCTGCTTCTAGTGGTACAACTTCTAATAGTGCTGATGTTGAATTTAGTCAAGCGACAGGTTCTGGTTTTGGAACTGTAACACACTTTGGAATCTTTGATGCCTCAACAGCAGGTAATTTATTATTTCATGGTGCATTAACAGCCTCTAAAACTATTGACGCTGGAGACGTATTTAAGATTGCATCTGGTAATCTAAGCATCACAGTAGCATAATGGCAGACCAAACAGGGCCATTTACTCTTGAAGAATTAGATACACTCTTTGGATATACATCCATTGAGGATATTCCTTTTTCTTTAGATAGTTCTGTTTGGCAAACTGCTACTATTTTTGATGGAAGTGCAAGTGCTTCTTCTTCTGTTACTACTAACAATCCATCTGTTAGTGCTATTCGATCAGCAACAGCAAGTATATCTTCTGTTGTATCTTCGACAGCGACTGCTGTTATAGCAATACTAGCACAAGCTAGTGTTAATGTTATTACAACTGCAAGTGCAATAGGAACAGAATTATTTGAAGGTGCTGCATCTATTAGTTCATCTGTCTCTACGAGTTTAGATGCCATTAGACAACGAATTGCTAATTCTTCTATTAGTTCAATATTTAGCACAACAGGATCTGCCCTTCGACAAAGAATAGCGGACTCTAGTATTAGTTCTGCTTTTAGTGTTAGTATAGACTATATTAGAATGAGGTTAGCCGATTCTAGTATTAACTCAGCAATATCAACTTCTCTTGATGCGATACGTCAAAGAATAGCTAATGCTACTATTAGTTCTATTTTTAGTATATCAGGAATAGCAGACGTAATTAGATTTGGAGCTAGTGTTGTTTTTGGTTTTGCTTCAACTACTTTAAGTGTTATTAGAATTATAGGAAATAATTTTGGTTCTGCAAATGTAGCTGCGTCAACAACTATTACTTCTAGAATTATAGGAGAAAACTGGGATACTGTTACATCAGATAGTTCAGAGACTTGGACAGAATTAACCTCACCATCAGAAACCATAGAAGAGATACAAAATGCCTACTATTAAATTTGAAGAATTATTAGTCGATCAACCTGCTTTTAAAAATCCAGGATTATTAACTGCCAATAACTGTATTCCTTATGCAAGAGGATATAAGCCTTTACCTACGATTGAAACCTTTACTGATGCTATTACAGATAGAGCGAGAGGATTATTTGCTGCTCGTTCTACTACGGATACGATTAAAGTTGTTGCAGGAGATATAGGTAAACTCTATATGTTGGATGGTGCTACTTGGGATGATGTTTCTAAAGTAGGTGGATATAGTTTAGGTTCTTCGGATGCTTGGCAGTTTACTATTTTTGGGAATAATATTATTGCTTCTACTATTACAGAAAATCTACAAAAGTTTGAAATCGGAACTGATACTCTTTTTAGTGATTTAACAACATTAAAAGCTAAATACGTCACAGTAATTGGAGAGTTCTTAGTTACTGCTTATAACGAAAATCAACCTCAACGAGTACGTTGGTCTGCTCTCAATGATCCTACAGACTTCACTGTGTCTCAAACCACTCAATCTGACTTTCAAGATATTGTTGGTGATCATGGTGCAATACAAGGAATAGTCGGTGGAGAATATGGAATTGTCTTTACAGAAAAATCTATCCATCGTATGCAATATGTAGGCACTCCCTTTATCTTTCAGTTTGATAAAGTCCAATCGGGTTTTGGTGCTTTTGTACCAGGGGGTATTACCAACTATGGTCGTATTTCTTACTACTTATCAGAAGATGGTTTTTATGCTTTTGATGGTAACAAGTCTATTCCGATTGGTACAAACAAAGTTAATAAATTTTTCTTTAATGATCTTTCTACAACGAGTTCGTATATAGATCGTATTAGTGCGACTGTTGATCCAGGAAATGATATTGTAGTTTGGGCTTATCCTTCAACCAACTCAACGGGAGAATTAGATAAACTCATTATCTATAACTATGTGTTAGATCGTTGGTCAACTGCGGATGTTGATATTCAAGTATTAGGTTTTACTAAATCTGCTAGTTTTACCTTAGAACAAATTGCTGCGATTGATCCTGACTTAGATGAGATTGAAATTAGTTTTGACTCTATCTTTTGGACTGGTCAACAATTCCAATTAGCTGCTTTTACTTCCGATAAAAAAACAGGAGTCTTTACAGGCACTGCGGGAACAGCTACTTTTGTGACAGGAGAGAATAACATAGAAGGAGATAGACGAGCAGTAGTTCGTTCTGTTACTCCTTTAATTGATGGTGGTACTCTCACTACCAAGATAGGTTACAGAGACAAACAAG